TGCTGATTCTAATAAAATACGAGCAGCTTGTCCAACTGTTTTTTCACTTTTACGATTATAGTTTTCAATCAGTTTTTTAGCGATTTGCTGTCTAAGTGCTGACTTACTCATTAAAAGTTTTTATACAGATCAAGTACACGCTTTATGTGATCTGGAAATGCCACATTATTACGCTGACTTGTGCTTGCTTGATTCTGAATACTAGCGCCTGCAATTGAGCGTCGCTCTTTGTGTTCATCCTTCAAGTAGTAAGTAATTAAATCAAAAACTGCAAGTCTTAGATCTGCTGGAAGACTTGCGTAGCCTGCTCTATAAGTTACGCGAACTGCGCCTGGGCCACGAGCCCAGTTCTTATAAGCAGTGCCCCCAGTAGTACGAATAAGGCTGTCTGTCGCACTATCTAAATAATACTCATGACTTGTTGTAGTCAAAGTAACGTAAGAAGAGTCATAAGTTTCTCGCTCTTCTACGGATATAATACTATTTACTGGGCTTTCTGTAAGCTGTACAAGATGTGTGCCCCAGTTTACATTAATAGTATCTACTTTATTTGTACTGTAATAATCTACAAAACTGTTTGCACAATAAGTCTTTACTAATTGGCTCACCGACGGAATAATGAAATTAAGCTGCGCATCATTTTTAGGGGTGGTAACCCCTTCTGCGGCTTTATAGTCTATAAGTGTAACTAAATCTGTCATAAGCTAATTAGTAAAAACTTGGGGAGGCGAACCTCCCCAGTTTATGTTACTTGTTATTAAGCAACAAAGTCGATCTTAACTGAAGGCTCGGCACCGGTAGCACCGGCAACGATCTCTTCAAAACCGAGAGACTGTGAAGCAACCAGCACGCGACGCTGATTCATAACTTCGTAGTCTTGCTCTACTGCTACACCACGGAGTCGTGGTACAACGTAGTTGCGAGTATTAACTGCGAATGCCGCAGGAATACCAGCCGCTTCTGCTGGGAACTCTTCAGATACGATTACGGGTGAACCGTATACCGCACCGATAGTACCAACAACACGTGCTGCGAGGTCTGAACCTACTTCATCCAGAGTCTGGAAGTTAGCATCGTTCAGCAGGTCAAAATAGCTGTTCTGGCTTACGATATACGCGATATCAGAAGGCATCAAGCCATACTTGCCCATTTGCTCACGAGCAGCAAGAAGCTTAGCAGAAGTCAAACGCTCTGCATCAGAGATGTCAAGAGTGTCTGAGTTAGCAACTGCGTAGCCGTCAAGACCAGTGATTGAACCTGAGCCATTGATGATTGCATCTTCTACTGCGCGACCGTGTGCACGAGCAACTGACTCAACAAGCATAGGCATCAAGTTAATGAGTACTTGCTCGTCTACGTCGTTGTCCATGAACGTACTAGAAACCAGACGGTATGCATTCAGAGTTACCTGCTTTGCATTGTACTGAACGTTAGTGACCTCTACACGGTTTTCCAAGTTACCAGAAGCAGCAGCGGTTGCGAATGCAGCCTTACCAGCATCTGTTTGGATTGGCAGTACAGTTGCGCCACCGTTGACAGGAATCTCACGGAACAAACGAGCTACTTTCAGCTCATGCATGATTTCCTTCTCGATCTGGGAAGCAACTTCCTGATCGATATCACCAGCGTTTGCAGCATAGTTAATGCCAGCCTTCTCTTGAATGTCACGTGCAAAGTCAGTGTCCCAACCTTTACGAGTCATAACACCCAACATGTGAGCGGCCATAAAGTCTGAGCCCCACTTAGAAATGTCTGACTTTTCTGCACGATCAGCGAATACACGCTTAGAGTCACGCATCTTAGAGATTTCATCAGACTTCTCTTCGAGCTCTTTCTTGTACTGGGCAAGAGTCTCTTCCATGTTCGCATTGCGATCATTCAACTCTTTTTGTACGTCAGCAAGCAACTGCTCAGTACCAGACTCGATACCAGTGCGGATGCTGTGCTTAACTTCTTCTTCCTGCTGAGCTTTGGCTTCGGCTTCTGCCTCAGCTTTCTCAGTAGCTTCTTGAACTGCCTTTTCTTCGGCAGCTTTTGACTCAGCTTGCTTCATAGCGATCTTAGCAGCAGTCTCCTCTGCTACTTTCTTCGCAAAAGCTTCCAAGTCGACTTCGGGAGTTTGTACTTCCGACATAATGATCTCCTCTTTCGCGGTTTTTTCCGCTTCGTCCGGTGTTTCACTAGCTACCGATGAATTTTCATCCTTAGCCAGAGACTGACCGGCTAGATCTACACGATTGGTGAAAGTTTTTTTGAATTCATTGTACTCTTCAATAGAGTCAAATGACTTCGCCAGAGAAAAAGTTGCTGCTTGATTGCACGGTACCGATACAACTGATACTTCAAACAACTCAGCATCCTTAATCTTTAATCCGTCAGTTTCCGTTAGATAATCAGCATCCTTGACTCGGAAACCAACAGAAAAAGCTCCAAGAATGCCTTCTTTTACTAACTGCGCCACATTTTCAGGTGCAGATTTAGAAATTTTTGCCTTTAGTTCAAGACCGTTTTCAGTGACTTTAAGTCCTGTTGCGCGTCCAATAGGCTTGTTATAATCGTGATTAAAAAGAATAATAGGATTCTTTTCAAAGTTATTCAGACCGCCTTTAGTCCAGGCTACTGCATCAATTACATCACCAGCACGATCAAAATCACTCGTACTAGCCATGCCGCAGATGTGGACTCCTCCATCGTCTTCGTCCAAAGCCTTGAAGGTAGAAGTAAGATTAAAAATCTTTTCCATTAGTCTTCACTCTTTTCTGCTTTTGCAGCCTTGCTCACAGGCTTAGGAGCAGCCTTTGGAGCAGGTTCGGGAGCAGGCTCAGGTTTGGGAGCAGGCTCGGGTTCTGGGGCGTGAATCTGTTTCCACGCATCAGGATAGTCATTTTCCATAATAGCAACAAGTCGTGACCAATTACCAAAGTAATTATCTACTTGTCCTATTCGAAGAGGTACATCCGATTGCTTACTATATTCTAGTCGAGTAAAAAGTTTACCCTTTTCCAGCATATACATCACAAGAGCATCTAATGCTGCTTTTCGTCCTCTAATTCTCACTCTCTTCTCCTTCTGGTGGTCGTCCACCTTCGTCTGGATTTACTGCGCTTCCTGCAATATTTGCGGGTACGCGCAGCTCGTCGTGTCCTTCTACTGGGTCAAATCCAAGAGCGTCTCGCGCTTCGTTTGGAGAAATAATCCCAGTATTTACTAACGCAGAATAGTACTGCGACTGATCTCTTAATTCTGGCTGCAGTGCTGGAATATCTGTGATATCTTCTTTGCACTTAAACCCAAAATGTCTCTCCATTGCAAAATTAATTTTTCGTACAATGGGAAGAATTGTCTCCAGGTAGTACATTCGCATATTTGGTCGAATGTTTGCATTGTTACCTGAGTCTAAAAGCATAGGAGGTACACCGAGTGCTTTTAAGATAATTTTTTCATTTTCTGCAATTGCGCTTTGAAAATCAAGTTCTTTAAAATTAACATTTGATACTGAGTCTATCTCAATACCGCCATCCAAAATAAGAGGACGTCGACCACCTGCATCCGGTCTGTAACGAGCGGACCAAGACTGAATCATTCTTTCTTTAATTTTCTCAGACAGGGTGTTCGGGGATTTTAGTACAAGACCTGGAACAGCTCCATTCTTAAAGAAGTTATCTTGGAAGTCCCGCATACTTCTCATTAGTACCATCGTTCTGAGTGCGGGCTTTAGGCGTGAAACACCTCGATAGATAGAATAGAAAGAGTTATCCTTAATGTGAATAATTTCACTTGGCTTGTAGTCTACTTTCTCGTTAAAACTAAATCTTTCAATATAAGTAGTATCGCTTGCATGAATAGTTACTTTGTTTGCTGGAAGATGGTACATATGTACACCATCGAAATAAATAAAAATGTTACCATCTAACAAATAATCTGTAATTAGGTTCCGGCGAAAAGTGCTAATGTCCTGAAAAGGGTTGGGCTCTTTGTTTAGTAATAGTTCTACTCGGGAACGCTTAATACCTTTTACGACACTAGACATGCCTTGAACTTGTCCGCCGACGGCAATAGGAATCTCCGATGCATCGTCAACGATTAAATTTACGCCTCGATTAACAATTTCGAGGTCTTCATATGCTCTCTCGTAGTTTACTACTTTTTCTCGAGAAGGCTCTGTTTTATGGTCATAATAAGACTGAGCAGGATTTAACTTCTCCTCCATATCCTTATTCTGCCAAAAGTTATACCAAGCCATGCTTTCCTCTTTGAATCTCTACCCAACGTTTTTGTTTAGGCGCTGAGTGTAGTGTTGGGTTACGCCCATAAATTGAATGCAATTTCAAGTGATGTGCATGGCATATAGTAACAGTCTCTTCGTATAACTCTTCAATATGCTCGTTTATAAATTCATCTCGAAAGTCTCTTATATCCTCCATGTGGTAGCCTTTTTCTTTAACCCACTTTTGAAGGAGAGGACTTAAACTATAGTAGTGATGAAAGTCGAGTTGAGCGTCAGTACCACAGATGTAGCACTCGCTTCCTTTCTCGTATCTTGCTTTTGCCTTGTCCCGTATATACTTTACGGGATCTCGTTTTAGCTCTGTCATCTTTGAATCTACTACTTTTTATTAACGAAATTATATCGTGAGGGAACTAAATTGTCAACTATTATTTTTCTCTGGTCCTATTAAAATCCAGTAGTTGAAGTTTCAAATGAATATAATGCATATCGAAGTGCATCTGCCATGTGTGATGCCATATTGTGTTTTGGTTTTTCTCTAGCCAAGTTAGGGTTTGAATCCCATTGGTATTGATCTAAGCAGGATAAGCTTTCTTTACACCGCTGGTCTATAAAAAGATTATCATTATCAACAATACCAGCCACATGAGCAATGCCGTCAAGAACAGACTTTTTGGCATTGGTGGTAGTAATATCATAGTTCTGAGCAAAGTCAAATCGAGTTTGCTGAGCCGCTGAATCAATGAAGATATAGTCAATGTCCCACTTTTCCATAAGTCTCCGAATCTCAACTGCGTGTTGTTCAGTAGTTTTTTCAGCATCTAAGTACTCATCGAGTAAATAGTATTTCTCACTATCCCAGTCGTATCCTAATACACAAAAAGCCGTGGGATCGCGATACCCCACATCAAGCCCTGCAAATATATCCATCTTCGAGGTATCGAGTTCTTCCAGGTTTTCGACACACTCTTCGTGATTAAAGTTCCAAATTTGTCCTTCATAGGTATTAAAGTCGGCTTCGTATTCTTGCTTAAACTCAGCTTCGGACATACTTTTTCTAGCTTCTGTAACATCCGTTTCAGACATACGAGGATTATCTTTATAAGTTGCTCGTATCGAGGCCCATTCTGGAAAGTCATCTGTAAATCCCCTATTAAAAAACTCTGCAAACCAGTTATTCTTTCCTCGCGGAGTAGATATAAACAATGCTTTCGAGTTATCTTTATCTAGCGTAGGACGAAGTGCAACATTGAAGGCTTCTTTACCATCTGCCAATGCTGCCTCGTCAAAGATAATTAGATCATAACTTCTACCTACACAGGAATCGACCTGATTAATAGATCCCATTCTTATAGTTGATCCATTAGTCAACTCAATTACTTTATCTTTCGCGTTATCCTTTGCAACTTCTAGATCAAAGTGTTTGATAAGCTGTCGCTGAAGGTCGAAAGAAATCTGAGACAAGGCGTAGTTCGGAGACATAATTAATATGTGTGAACCAGGGACTAGTGATACTAGTTGCCCGATTATGTTTGCGATATACGTTTTGCCTTGCCTTCTAGAAATAGCTGCTGTAACAAAACGATACTTATTATTATTGATCGCATTTATGATCGCCATTTGAGACGGAAGAGGTGTTACGCCGAGTAAATCCAAGTATGGATCTACTGGAAGTTTGAGAAACCTCGCCTCAGATTGAAAATCGACAATTTGCTCAGAGACTAAGTCTCTCCTACTAATTTCTACTGCCATGTTACCTTCTTAATCGTTTTTTCTATGTCCGTTCCAAGCTGCAAATCCTGCGACTCGAAGAGCCCAGTATGCTAAGTAATTTAACAACTTAAAACCATTTACTTCAATACAAATATCGCGAAAAAGTTTGTCCATCCACTTTTGGTCTTTTTTACCAATATCAGAACCATCCTTCTTCGTTAGAGTAGCATACTTGTAGCCATAATCGTGAACAAGACCGCCCATAAGTAATACACCGGTAGGAGACAGCCACATAGCAAGAAATTTAGGGACAGACGCACCATCAAATTGGAAACCCCGGGGAATAACATATTCATCTACTCCAAGTGTAAAGTGAAAGTCATCACAGATCTCCCACTGACGAACGCCTAAG